ATCTTTGAGGGCGTGCAGGTGATGGAAATGGCAGCCCTTGCCGTTCTGAACGCGAAAAGCAAATGAGCATCACTTCTGAAATCAGGCTGAGGGTCAAAAAAGAAGGCGATGTTGCGCTTGCTCAGCTGAGTGCAAAGCTCAATGATGTTGCATCGCGTTCTGTTATATCAAATAAAAAGTTTAAAGACCTTGCCGCAACGCTCAAGGCAAACGACGCCCAAATAAAAGGTAAAAGCATTAATGCCCTTAATGATTACAGCCGTGCTTGGCGTGAACTGGCCAACAGTGTTGATGTAACTACCAAAGAATTTAAAGAAGCGACTGCAGAGGCTGCCAGGTTTGAACGGCAAGCAGCTAAAGCTCAGGGACGGCGTGGTGGTAGTAGTCTTGCTGGGTTTGCAAAAGGGGCTGGCGCTGTTGCTGCTGCTGGCATTTTTGGTGGCGCCGAAGGTCTGGTAGGTGCTGGTATTGGTGCTGCATTTGGCGGTCCTACTGGAGCTGCTGTTGGTGGCGCCATTGGCGCACAGGTTGGTGCATTGCGTAAACAAGCTGCAGCAATTGCAGAAAATATTGCTGATATCAACAAATATCGAATTGCACTTGCTGGCGTAAGCAAAGATCAAAAAGATTTCAGCACAAGCATTGGCGATACGATCAGCCTAAGCAAAACATTTTTGTTGCCAATCAGGGACGCAACTGAACAGTACACAAAATTAAAGGCTTCCGTTGTTGGTGCTGGTTATAGCACTAAAGAAACAACAGAAGTTTTCAAAGGAATTGCGTCCGCAATTATTGGAACTGGTGGCAGCACGGAAGATTTAAATTCTGCGTTGCGAGCAACTGCTCAAGTATTCAGCAAAGGCAAGGTTTCGGCTGAAGAGCTTCGTCAACAAATTGGCGAGCGATTGCCCGGTGCATTTACGATCTTTGCTGATTCGATGGGAATTTCCACGCAGGAACTTGATAAGCGACTTGAAGATGGAGAGGTATCACTGTCTGACTTCCTTAAGTTTAGTGAAGAACTCTTTGAGCGTTATGGCGAGACTGCTCAGACGATTGCCAATTCTCCAGAAAAAGCCGGTGCGCGACTAAAACTTGCTCTTGATTTTGCGACATTAGAATTTGGCGGTTTCTTTCAAAAGGTAGGCGCAGGTTTTCAAAATTATGCACGAAGCCTGGTTGAATTTGCCTTGAATAATGAGAAAACAATTAAGCAAGTCGTAACAATTTTGGCAGTTGGTTTTAATGAGATATTTGGATTGGTTACTAAGTTTGCAAAAGCAATTGCAGGCGTTTTCAATTCTTTGTTCACCACAATTTTTGGAAATTTAAAACTTGTTTTAAACAGGGTTGAAGAAGCAATCAATAGGGCTAAGGCTGTAGCGGCTTTGACACCTGAAAAACTTGACAAGCTAAAAACTCAAGCGAAAACAGAAACGGAAGCGAAATATGGGTTATTTGGTACCGGCTTGATTATTGATCAACAAGCGGCAGCAGATTTTTACAATGAACGTTTTAACCAATTGATCGATGCAGCCACAAAAGCGGCTGGTGCTACTAATTACACAAGCAAAATTCAAGATCTCATTTTCCCTAAATTTACTTACACTGGACCTTTTGGTGCTGGTATTGGCACCGGCGGCGGAATAGGCGAGGAAGCTGCAGATGGCGACCAGAAAAGCAATGAACGAAGCAAGCAAATGACAAAAACAAGCCAAGAGCTTTACGAGCTTGGTTTGTTAAGGGTTGAAGCGCTTGAAAGAGAAGATGCTCTCAACGTTGCCTTGCTTGACCATCAAATTCGGCTGCAAGGTATTGAAGAAATGAATGCCGATGCGAACACAAAGAATTTGAGAATTGCTGAATCAAGGCAAAAATTTGAACAAGATATAGAAAAGCACATTGAAAATCAAAATAATGCAGCGGTGAAATTTGAAACTCTTGTAGGTGACACTCTTCGCAGCACGCAAAAGCTTACGGAAGAAGAAGAAAAAAGAATTAAAAACAATCAAGCCCTGGTGCCAATTATTGAAGCTGGAATGACGGCAATCAAGTTGGGGGTATTAAGTGCTGAAGAACTAGCGGATGCAATACGCAAAATAAAAGCCGCTTTTGCAGGACAAGATGGTGAAAAATCTTTCTTTGAGGATTTCAAAAAGTCATTTAAAGCTGGCATTAAAGACATGGGCGACCTTGCTGGAAACCTTGGCAGCACCTTGGCCGGAGCATTTCGTGGTGCCAGCGATGTTTTGACAGATTTCCTAACTAAAGGCACTGCTGACTTCAAAGAGTTTGCTCGTTCAGTGCTTGCTGATTTGGCAAACATCTTGATTCAATTTGCGTTGTTTGAAGGTTTAAAGGCGATAACCGGTTTGTCATTTGCTAATGGCGGAATCATGTCCAAGGATGGCGAGGTTCCCCTGAAGAAATATGCAGCAGGAGGCATCGCTAACTCGCCTCAATTAGCCATGTTTGGCGAAGGCAGCACTCCAGAGGCTTACGTGCCTCTCCCTGATGGTCGCAGCATCCCTGTCACCATGAAGGGTGCTGGAAGCAATGTGCAAGTAGATTCAATCAATATCACGGTGGAAAATACCGGTGAGCAGTTGTCGCCTGCAGCCCAAAAGCAGATTGCGAATCAAGTACAGGGTATTGTGATGTCAACCTTGGTCAATGAACGCCGTAGCGGAGGTGTCCTGCGATGACCTATGTCAATTTCAACGACATCAAGCTTGACTTGGCTTCACGGGTCCAGCGTAGTCAAAGAGCGCAAGTCGCATCTTTTGGCGATGGCTACTCGCAAGTTCTTACTGATGGTTTGAATTCACAGCAAGAGGTATGGGAATGCAAAACAATTGCGCTTACTAATGAAGAAATTTATTCTCTTGAAAGCTACTTGCTTTCCTTGAAGGGGACAGCAATACCTTGGACACCGCCTTTTAATACGAAAACTTTTTCGAGACCATTTGCAGCTGGCGTTTTAAATCTTGGTTATACAGATATTGAATCATTGACCTTGACTGGTTACACCCGCCCAACTGACTACACGGCGAACTTGGCCACTGGCTTGTTGACATCTGTAACCATTGCAAATGCGACAGTGGTTGAAATTACTTTGTCCTTGGGTTCTAGAAATTTCTTACTTAGAGATGGTTGGACAATCACTCCAGTAAGTCCTGTTTACTCAACCTTGGAGTTTGGTTTGAAGAGGGTGTACGTATGACGCAAGCACCACCTGTTGCTGAGACATTTAAAACTCAGATGCCGGAGGTCATTGACCTCTTCACTCTGGATATTTCAACGTTGCTGCCTGCCGGTTCAACTGACCAATCGATTTACCGTTTTTGTAACTGGTCTCAGACCGACGGCCAGGACATTACTTATGACAGCAACGTTTACACCGCTTTGCCATTGCAGGCAGATGGCTTTGAGCTAAATACCAGCGGCAAATTAGAACGTCCCAAAATTACATTTGCAAATGTTGGTTTAGCAATTACGGCGCTGACCAATACCTATGGGGACTTGGTTGGTGCCAGCGTCAGCCGCATCAGAACACTGACAACGTATTTAGACGGCACCCCTGGGGCGGATGTTAACGCCTACTGGGGACCGGATTCCTGGGTTGTTGAGCAGAAATCAAGTGAAACTAAGCTTGCTATCACATTCCAGCTGGCAGTCCCATTTGACCTTGAAGGTCGCGCATTGCCTGGTCGCCGTATGTTGCGCGAACAATGCCAATGGATTTATCGCAGTGATATTGGCTGCCACTATGACGGGACTGATTATTTTGACGCTAATGATGACCCTGTTGTCAGTGCGGCTGATGATGTATGCGGCAAACGCTTGAACAGCTGTCAACTTCGGTTTGGCACTGGCCGTCTGCCATTTGGCGGTTTCCCAGGTCTCGTTGATTCACAAGGCTGATGCTGACTCAATGGCAAAACCCGCTTACCGCTGAACAGCGGCTGGCAATGCGGACCTATGCGGAACGCGCATTTCCAAAAGAAACATGTGGTTTCATCTTGATTGATGGAACGGTGGTGGAGTGCAGAAACATCAGCGAGGAGCCTGACACGTTTGTAATGAGCGCCCAGGACACGGCTGATTACATCGAAGACGCGAAAGCCTGCTGGCACAGCCACGCCAATTACAGCGGTTTCAGCCCAGCAGATATCAAGGCGTGCAAAACGCTCAACATGCCTTATGCGGTCTGGAACTGTGGCGGCAGCCAAGCGTTCTGGCTTGACCCAACGCAGGATGCAGGTTTGTTAGGGCGCCCTTGGAACTACGGCGTCTATGACTGTTATTCCGCCGTGCGGGACTGGTACAAACAGCAGATGGGCATTGAAATGGGCGATTATGCCCGGCGATATGAGGGCGAGTGGTCAAAGCCTGGTTTTACTTACTTTGAGGAAAACTTTGCTGCTGAAGGGTTTGTCAAATTGCCTGCCGGGTCTGATTTAATCCGTGGGGATGTGATTCTTTTCAGAATTCGCAACCAGAATGTCTGCAACCACGTCGCCGTAGTGGAAGACCCTGCCGCCAATAGGCTGTATCAGCATCTGGTTGGCAGATTGTCTGGGATTACGGCATATAGCGGTTACTTCCGCGAGAATGCTTACATGATTGTGCGCAGGGCTGGCTGATGGTCACGGTCCGATTGCTTGGCGAGGCAGGTCGCCGTTTTGGTCGTCAGTTCAAGCTTGCGGTAAAAACTCCGGCTGAAGCTGTGCGAGCACTGTGCACTCAAATCCCTGGGCTTCGCCAGTATCTGCTGGATTCAGAGGAAAACGGTATTCGCTGGCGTGCTGTTACTGACCACGCCGAAGGTTTAGACGAAGATGGCTTGCTCTGGCCACTAAGTAAGCGTTTTATTTTGGCTCCCATCCCGGTGGGTAAAGGTGCAGTAGGCAAAATCCTTATCGGGGTAGCGCTGTTAATCGTGTCGGTTGCAGTTGTGTTCGGTACGGCTGGTGGCGGTATACCGTTTGCGGCTGCAGGTTTCGGGATGATTTTTGGTGGTGTCGCCCAGCTGTTGACGCCAACGCCGCAGATGCCAAACGCGAAAACGACAGGCGGAGGAATTACATCAGGCGGCAGCAGTGAAGAGCAGAAGCGGGCTTATACATTTGACAAGTCCAACGCAAATACCAAACAGGGCGAAGTTGTTCCAGTGCTCTACGGTGAGCGTGTCATCGGATCGTTGCCTGTTTTGAGCTTCGGTCTGGAAATGCAGAACAGCCTTGAGTGATGATGGAAGACTTCAAGAAACTGCCAAAGATTAGTGGCGCTGGCGGTAGCGAGCCGGTCATCGTAGAGCAACCCGTTGCTGTAACTCCCACTATCCGGGAGCCAGTTGAAGAGGCAAACAATCTATTTTCGGTCGCTTTTGCGAAGACTGTTTATGCACTTAGCGAGGGCGAGATTGAAGGCTTCCCCAATGGCATTGAGAAAGATATTTATTTAGACGAAACGCCAATTCAGAATGAAAATGATACATACAACTTCACCGGCTACGAACTTGATTCGCGTCTTGGGACGGATGAAACGCAAACCCCAATTTTGGGATTTAGCACTGTCGAAAATGCGGTTGCTGTCAACACTGAGCTAACAGT